TAGTGTCCTCGAAGACATTTGGTAAATGGACTGAAAGTACGAGGTGGGATAATAAAAGAGGAAGGATGAGGACGTTTTATTTGGTAGATCTGGGACTATGTAATTATTGGGACTTTGGGGAGAGGCCGAAATTTGGATTTTAATAGTTTCCCATCTATAAATGGAACTATAACCTCCGAAAGATTTATATAGTATTAAAACTTTATTAAATAATATGTCTGATATTATATCTTTAAAGGAAAAAGAGAAAATAAGAAGAAAGGCTTATTATGAAGAAAACAAAGAGAAAATTAATATGCAAAAAAGAGAACGGAGGAGAAGAAATCACGAAGAAGAGTTGAGAAAACAAAGAGAATACAAAGAAAAGAACCGTGAAAAATACAATGAATTAGCAAGGAATCAATACTGGAAAAATCCAGTAGAAAACAGGAAACGAGCATTAAATTACGTGAACGAAAATCGTGAGGAAATAAACGAACGTAATAGAGAAAAGTATGCGGAGAATCCTGAAAAATATATAACAAAAACAAAAGAATATTACGAGAATAATAAAGAGAAAGTTGACCAAAAAGCTAAAGAGCGTTATTGGGAAAACCCACATGTTTTTAGAAAAAGATCTAGAAAATATCGCGAAGAAAATAAAGAAGAGATTATTGCAAAAGATAGGATTTATAAACAAGAGAATAAAGAGACGCTTAGAAGGAAGCAACATGAAAAATATTGGATCACAATAAAATATGAAGGGAAAGAAAAACAAGAGATTTTATTTAGTAAGCTACTTTCTATTCTGGGAGATTCGTGCGTAAAATGTGGAATTAGAGATCGGGATGTTCTTACTGTTGACCATATTAAAAACAACGGAAAACAAGAACGTAAAATTCTCGGAAAAGGAAGGAGTCACTTAATGGCGCACCTCGAAAAATTAGACTGGCCTGAAGATTACATTAAAGAAAATTATCAAATCTTATGCTGGAATCACAACTGCGCCAAAGAATCTAGGGATTATTTCGACAAACCCGAAAAAGATCTTGACCGATACCAAAGGAGATATGTCCGGATCTGGAAAGAAGCTTTTAATTTCTTTGGTCCTTGTAAAAGATGTGGCGAGTCAGATTTAAAATTTTTATGCATAGATCATATAAGCGGAGACGCTCGAAAAGACAGAAAAATTGGAACAAAGCAAAGCGGAATAAAACTTATCGATGTATTCAAGAAAAATAATTGGCCAGAATCTCTAAAAAAGGAATACAGATTCCTTTGCTGGAACTGTAATATGAAAGTATATCTAGAAAAATTAAAATCCGAAGAAGGAATAAAATATTATTTTCATTGTTTATTTAAATAGAATTCAAAGGTTTATGTCCTACGCAACTCTCCGAGCAATTACTTCCTCAACAGTAGAACTCGGATCTGCCCCTTTTTCTATTTTTTGCATTTTATTTTTTATTTCTTCACTCACCGGGGCTTGGACTTTTTTACCTTCTTGAATTTGCTCTTCAAAATCCTCATTTTCAAGCCTCAGCCCTTGAACAGTAGAATTAAGCCAAGCGCGATATTCTGACGTACTAACTTTCGCGAACTTAACTGCAACCGCCATAATTTTAGCTTCTATTTCGATATCACGCGCAGCGATTGGAGACGGAATTAGCTCGTATTTATACCCTTTCTTTTTATATCCATTAATATCCAACAGATAATTTCCAAGGGGATTAAAACCTCTGGAAACCTTAGAACGCCATGCGGAGATATGATCATAGAAAATTTGAGATTTCACTATATTACTGGAATTATCCAAAATGCCGCCACCTTCCGCAGAAAGGGCCGCCGTTGGATAAACTATACGGTACATAATTTGCTCATAGAACTTAAAAAACTTATGAACATCTTCTCGGTCTTTGTATTGAGGATAATTCATAGTAACATTCGGGGGCAAGGGATATTTTTCTATTCCATTATTTGAAGTTAATATGTTAGAAACTATTTCTCCGGTTCCTGGTAAATTTTCATCAGTTATTTGTAATTCTTTCGGATTTAATTGCTCTGCCATGACTACAAAGCTCATGTTGTAAGCAAATTGGCATCCATCTAAGAATGGAATTAACATCTCAGTCAGAGAATTTCCGTCTGGAAATTTAGCTCCATTTGGGGTTATGTGAAACATCCGCTTGGGATCGAGAGATACGATTTTTGATCCATCAACGGTTTGGTCAAAATATTTAACTCCGTCAACTTCATAAATTCCTTTCCATCTCTGACTTGTGGAAACGATTTTAGGATTTTTAGGACGCTTAAAGGTATCGGCAGGTCTGCGAGATGCGGCATCGAACTCAACCCATTTTGTCTCTGGGTTTTGACTCATAGATAATTCAAATTGGCCAGGACCGTAATCGAATGCATCTCCAGTTGCCACCATTGCTCGCTCTACAGAATTAATATTGTCAAAAACATCTCCAACCTGTTCACTTAATTCTCTATCAATCTTTTTGTCTTTTCCTCTGACAACATGATAGAAGGGTTTAGAGAAAATCATTTGAACGGTAGTATTACAAAGGGCCTCTACGAGAGGATTAAAAGAAGCAAGAATTAAATCCTTATCACTGACAGATTGGTTGAGAACGCGAACTTCTAGCTTACTCTCGTTGCTTCCTTTAAAATCAGACATCTTTCTTCCAATCTCCGTTAGCAATTAAATACGTATTTTAAAATTATGAATTAAATAAAATTACAAATTCACGATATAATTACTACATCCCGCTCAAAACTTCATACATCTCAACCCGCAGAGCCAAATTACTCCACCATTCTAAATATTCTTTATAATATATCTCGTCAAAATCTAGAATCTCAATGAAACAAACTTCCTCGATCTCTCCAGAGTCATCAACAGATAATTCACTTCTCCACCGACTACATCCTCCCCTATACCATCCATCCCTTCGTGGAGACATAATGATCCCAATTAGTATAAATTAAACTTTTATTAGCGTCTTGTAAGTCTAAACCTTGCTCGGCTTCCCCTATAGTAACTTCGTCATACCACCATTTTATAGCAATATTATTCTTGTTGACTATATAATTTCTGACCGTATTAAGCGTGGAACCAAAATCATCTTTATTTTCTGTTCGCCCAGGCCATTGTACCTTAATAGGTTTCCTCATGCCATAGAAAAGGAACGGATTATTTCAAAGCAGATTTTAAAAATATGAATTAAATAAAAACCGAAATGTTTATATACTATTATATTCATTATTAATTTTAATGTCTGAATATACTAAACAAATTACCGTTCATCTTAACTATTTAGTCCAAGAAAAATTAGATAATACTTCCGATCTTAACGCTTACGCGGATAAAGTATTATCTGATTATTTTGGCATAAATTATGATGAAGCATATTCGAATTGTACGGGACCTAATAAATGGGGTATTAATAAATCTGGAGAATAATGAAATTTAAAGATTGTATATCCGAAAACGGATGGATATCTCCGCTAAAAGCAAATCCATCCGGAAAAACAAAAAGAAAGGGGCCGAAAACATTAACATTAAATAACGTTCTTTTACAGAAAATCTCTGAAATTGTCCCTGAAAACAAAAGATCTGCTTTGATTGATTATATTCTTTCTTCTCATTTTGGTATTAAATATGAAGATGCGTACCCCGAATCGTATGCAAAAAGTTGTGGAGAATTTAGATATTGGGATTCTACGGGATATTACAAGTCATTAGACATCCAATATCCAGGAAGATTTTCAACGAAAACAAAAAGACGAAAGCAGTTTTCTTACAAAGAATTTATGTTAAAGATTAAGGAGTGATAGATAGTGGTACTAGATGGAGTAATATTTCAAGACATACAAAGGACAATTGAACGCGGACGGAAGATGGGGATACTTAAAGAGGGGAATACGAAACCTGATATCGCGGAAATTCTTTATATTGATATGGTCTGGAGATTTTTGGGGATTGGACACGACTTGGATACAGAAAAAGAAGAATTTGAATTAAAACATAAAAAAATGTTACAATATGGAAACCTTGGAAAAATATTAGCTACACACGAACAAATAAGAAGCAAGAAGGAAGCCGGAAAGGTTGAGGAAGGATTGTTTGCTAAGATCGTTAAGGAATCTATCGCAACTGACAAGAAAAAGGAAGCGGAGATGCAGAAGAAATTTGAGGCCATCGCCGTGAAAGTGGCTCGTGGAGAGCAATTGACGGAGGAGGAACAGATTATTTTCGACGCGGGATGCGAATCGGCTCTTGCATAACGAACTGTTAGATTGAGACTAATGGTTCAAATTCTTTTTTTTTGAAGTGTCTGGAGTTACCAGATAGTTGAACTCATCGATGTTTCCGATACGTTCAGCCGCAAGTTATAAATACTATTAAAACGTTATGGTATTTAATCTTTTCTGGAGAATGATTTTGATGGACAACATTAAACAAGATGAGGTTATGACGTTCAAGGCATCGACCGTAATCAAAAGTAGACTAGAAAAACTCTCCAAACGAGAGGGAGTCTCGGGCGCGGGATTCCTTCGCGATATGATTAATCGGGAGTATAAGAGGGTGTTCGGAGAGGTGGAGTAGATGAGAAGACCCGCTCCCAAAACAGAGGAAGAAAGACTGGCGCGAATAGAAGAATCAAAACAAAAAGCTTGTGAAAGGTCTAAGAAATATTATCTCGAACATAAAGAAAAAGTCAAGGAATCTAAGAAAATCTATAGACAAGAAAATAAAGAGAAGATAAAGGAAAGGAACCATGGTTATTACAAGGAAAATAAGGAACGGGTAAATAAGCAAAATATGGAAAACGCGAAGACGCCGAAGAGTAGAGCTAGGCAAAAAGAATACAGGGCTAAACCAGAAAATAGGGAACGCCAAAATGCTTATAACAAAATGTATTATGTAGATAACAGAGAGGAATTAATTAAATACGGACAAGAATATGTGAGCAAAAACAAAGAAAAGACCGACGAATATCAGAAATGGTATGCAAAAGACCTAAAAATCCGCACTTTAAATGCCATTGGTGGATGTAAATGCGCAATTTGTGGAGATGAAAATCTCGCTCATTTAACCATCGACCATATAGACTCTACCGGGCACGTAGATAAAAGAGACGGATTATCTTCGAAAAAATTACGCCAAGCTATAGTAAAAGGAAGATTGCCAGAAGATCGATTAAATAACCTTAGATGTCTATGTTTTAATCATAATTGTAGTAGAGAACGTGGATATTTGGATCTTCAAGAAAGAGATATGAGTTACGATCAAAAATATAAAGCGAAACTTTGGAAAAAAGCATTAGAATTTTTTGGTCCCTGCCATTGTGGGGAAACTGAATTAAAGTTCCTTACAATATCACATATCCATAACGATGGAGCGGAGCGCCGAAGAAACGGGGAGGGCACCTCCGGAAGAATTTTAAGGAAATTTAATAAGATGGGTTGGCCCGAATCCTTAAAAGAAGATTATTGTATCGAATGTTATAATCATAATTGTTCGCGCGGAGACAAATCCGCTACATCAGTCTCCCCATCAGATTCCGCCTAGCACCAAAGTTATTAAACGGAAGATCTGTTCTTTGAGACCCATTTGTGCTGCGCGACAGGAAATATCCGCGGAAATACTTGGGGATTTTATCCCTGTCCGTTTTTATTTTTACTCTTCTTGTAATCATTCCGTTGCCCATTTCTAGGGTATTTAAAACTATAAATCCGAGAGTTGTAAAAAATTCTCCATGTCCTTGACTAGTTTCGACTATTTTTAACCCTTCGTTCTGCACAGAAAGTAAAGTTTCTTTTTGTCTTTTATCATTTAATATTTTTAGCTCTGATTTCCCTAAATGTTTCTGAATGGCGTAAGCCATTTTTCCTTTTAGACTATGTGAAATTTTAACTTCGACTAAACCAGGAATTTCTCCTCGCTCAATAGTAGTCTTGAGAACGGAGTTTGTATTATCGCCCCATATTCTTTGAATACCGAAGTGTTCAACTGCGTTTTTGATATATCTGAACTGAGATGGTCTATCAGGAGAAACAGAAGTATAATCCCATTTATCCATAAATTTACTTAGAATCTGAGTTAATTCTCCATCTCCATACGCGAAAATAGCAAAATGAGCGGGGTGCTTCATTTGTCCGGGATCGTAGCTTGCAACTATCGATTTTCCAAAATAATCATTTTCGTTGAAGGGAAGGAACCCAAATCCTGCATCATAATTAACTAACCCGATTTCGAGACCAAATTCAATACTTTTGTCAATTCTATCTGCTTCAAAGAATGATTCTGCGGAGCTTCTTGGAACGCATAGATATTCCTGGCGAAATTGCTGTTTCGTCATTATCTCTTCTTGCTGTTTTAATCCTTCAAGAGAAAACAACTCGGGCCATAAAGCTTCAGGTTTTGCGCCCTCAATAAATTTTTGAGTAGTATAATCAAAATGTTTATATACGGGCTCGATTCTCACGTCAAACTTAAGAAAATCTTTTTCTGATTCTTTTCTGTATTTCGGATTAAACCACAAATCGGCATAACTCTGTGGAGTTCCGGTTGCGTGAAGCTCTCCATCGAACAAAGGCATGGGAATGATGGTGGTATCAAAAATTGTATTAATTTTTTTAACTATATCTGGCTCTACGGCTCCCACCTGTTTTTTCATGTCATTTTGATATGGATCATCCAGAATCAGGATCTGCGGATGCCCGCCACGGAGGCCCCCGAGTACACCAAAGGCACCGATATCGATTTTGGGTAGTTCTTCCCTTCTCGCTCCAGGTTCGAGCCAAATATATGATGCTTTAGAAGTAGCCGTAGAATCCTCATCATAGAGACCTTCGGAAAAGAAAAAAGTCCTATTAATGAGATCTTTTAGGTTGTCTACATGCATCGCAGCAAGATCTTGGTTAAAAGACAAATAATCTATTCGAATATTTTTTTTGTCTTTTTTATTTTTCCAGATCTTCCAAGCAATAAAGGCGTACCGGAGAACGGACTTCATATGGCCTCTTCCGGACACATACATTGTTCGTTTATTATATTGAAGAAAATCGCAACTTCGCTTAATATAATCCCCAGAAACGTATTTTCCGTACTTATTTTTTATAGCTATTGAAAATATCTTGTCAAAAAAAAGATAAAACGAATTATAAGTTTCTTCGTACAACCTCCCGGCTGCATCCATAGTTTCATTATCTAGAACTTTTGCTACAGATACATCTAAATCCAGCCCGACTCTCGGGCCATCTTCTTTAGGAATCTGCTGCCCCTCGTCAATATACTTGTATCGCAATGTTGTGGTCTCGGATATGGATCTTTTGGAATTGGTTTTTCTCCTGTTACAGAGATCTCACCCTTAAGAATACTTATAATCCGTTTTTCATGAGATGTCTTATAGAGAAGGTCTATTTCATCCCTCACCAATAAGGTACACTCATAAAAAGGATCAATAACTTCACTCGGTCGCAAATCATACAACTGGGCTATCAGTAACTTCTTCGTTCCCATCGGACTTTTCAGGAAAGGTTTCGATATCCTCGGCCTCCTGTTTAGAATCTTCGAGAGAGGGATACCATCCAGACTTGCGAAGCACAATAAAGAACAGAGACAACTGAGGCGTAAAAATCTTTGTATTTTTTTCTACCTCATTATCGTAATATCCTTGTTCCTTAAGAATTTTTGCGTCTATAACTGGATTGAAATCGTCGTAGTACTCTTGATCTGCCCCAGGAGATTGATCAGAGTCCACCAGAAGCCTCTTTCTATAATCGTTAGGGCTTCTTACGGTATAGAGCAAGATAGCCTTAATGACGCTATTAACGTAGTTGTACTCCTCTTCGTTGTCTGTCCAGGGTAAAAGAGCATCTCCCTCTTTCTTACCGAACAAAATCTTCATTACCTTCTCAAGTTTAGGAGCATATCTTAGGTAAAGATCCTGTCCAGGCTTCATCAACGTTATCTTGGTATCTGCGTTCAATTGCAGATCTTCCCTTTGCGAAAAGAGCATTTTATTCTTCATGGTATTTATCATCCTCTTAAAAGAAAACATATTATAAATTATAATTAGTTTTATACTATTTAAAGATTTCTATTGGTTTAAAAAAAAGAATTTAGCACCAGATAATTATCTAGTGCGTTGCTACGGCATCATATACATAGAACCTGGAGGGACCCCATGTAAACGTGCTGTCATACATATAACCCTCAATGGTAGTAGGCTGGATGTACCCATCCTGATCTCTGTTCAATGTTGCGGAGTCAATAGTTCCAAGAAGTTCAATGGAAAGCATCTTGTTATATCCGGTGGAAACCACATCTCCGCTGTCTAACAAGAAGGACAGTCTCTTAGAAATGAGAGTTCCAGCAGCGGGTGCGGAGCCAGAAGGATTGTTCCAGAACGCTTTCATCATCGCGTTATTCTTCCACTGTACATCCAGAGTGCCAATGATGTTATAAGCGGTGGGCTGCAAAGTGGTAGGATAGTTCTCCGAGATAACGACACCCTTTCCAGGTGCGAAATCCCAAGTGAAACTAGCGCGGGCCTTGTTTACCTGAGCCGCCTGACCGGAAGAAGAGCCGTCTATCTCGAACGTTCTCGCGGAAGCGCCGAACGGAGAAGAATCGGTCAGTCCGCCAGGATACGCAGGTTCGGTTGTTGGATACTCGACGTTTCTACCGAGGAGTCCAACATTGTAAGCGAACGCATCGGCAGTTATGTCGAAGCTAAGTTCCTTAATCTTAGTTCCTTTTCCTACCTTTGTGTTGTCGCCAGCGTCTTTAACGAACACGGACAGAGACTTTTGATCGAAAGTTCTCTGAATGGCGTTATAGGTAAGAGTATCGGTTTCATCAAAGGTTGATACGTCACCATTCCAAGTCTGAGCAGAACCGGAAGAGTCCGCGTTGTTGTAGATCTTAACGGCATTACTGAGATAAGCAGGAATAGCCGCCTGATCTGCTACGGCTGCGCCAGGAGTTACTGCGTGGTCATCGGTGAGGACATCTGCATCAGCAACAGCGCGAGCGGTAGCATCCATAGTAACAAATACTATTCCAGCCGCATCGGAGGCCCAAGTTCCAGTATCGACACGGAATCCTACGATGTCTCCTATGACTACTGCGGCCCCTCCGCCAGTCTTAGCGGAAAGCTTGGAGCCCACTGTAAAGGTTGCTGTTCCGGTCTTAAACTTAATGCCCATTATAGGAGCGCCCATCCATCCGGAAATTGGAATTGCCGTACCTGCGGTAGCGTCCTTAACGGTTACGAATACTTTCTTCTTGCCTGTTGCGATTCCAAACTCAGAAAAGTCCTGCATCTGGTCCATAAGGCAAGCCTGAGTTGCAGTAGTATGAACTCCAACTACACCAGCGTTGGTAGTATTTCTTACTGCATCCATCTTATGACAGTAATATCCCGAAACCGCTCCAAAGGCAGGGGTTGTCACAAGGGTATCTGTAGCCCAATCGGTTCCGCCGGGACAGGTAAGGAGATCTTCGTTTCCTCCAGCGTCAAATGTTCCCTGAACGCCAATGAGCCAGAGAACGTCACCCACAACTCTTGCGACTTCTGCGCGAGCAAGAGAGGTCTTTCCAAATATTTTATCTCCCTTCTTGAACAAAAGACCTCCTGCGGCCTCCAGAGTAATCTTATATACCTGCTTAGAGTACCACGGATTTCCAAAGCCTACGCCCAAAAATTCGGGTACGCCGTTAGACGGAGAGAATTTGAGCCCAGGGAGATTACCTTCGGTGTGCCAGTATCCGCGAATCTCGTTTCTCTTATAGGGTTCGTTGAAGGCTTTTTGTTTAATCTTGGAATCTACAACCAGATCTAACT